CAAAAGAGGGTGAGAATGTTAAGTTGGTTCGCTTTGGCGACCCCAACATGACTATTAAGAAAAACATTCCTGCAAGAAGGAAGAGCTTTCGCGCTCGTCACAAATGTGATGAGAAAAAATCTAAACTTACGGCTGGTTACTGGTCGTGCAAGAAGTGGTAGGAGTTTACTATGTACGGAAAAGATTATGGTAAGAAAAAAGCCAAGAAAAAAAATAAGAAGAAAAAGGGTAAGAAGTAATGGCTAAAGGTGTTCCACATTATTTTCGTGATGGCACGAAACACACTGGCGGTATGCACAAGATGCCCAATGGAGAAATCCATAGTGGTGCTAGGCATACTAAAAATAGCAAAAAACTTTTTCATTTTTCTGAATTGTCAAATACCGCTAAGAAAAAGGTGAGAAAAAAAGTATGACAGAGCAGGTGTATTTTCAAACTGTTTACAGGCGCAATCGTGCGCTTGAGAAAGCTCAAGAGCTTATCAAAGCTGAAGAGGTTGCTAAGTTGCAACAAGAAGCACCAAAGAAACGTGGTCGTCCAAAACGGAAGGAAAAGAGATGATTTGTCCTCATTGTGGTCATCCAAACCCAAATGGTTATCAAGGTCTTTGCAAGTCTTGCAGAAAGCCTCTTGATGTACAGCCTACAACTGTGGCAAAAAAGTCACAGGAAGTTGAAGCTCAAGAAGTTGTGAAGAAGTCTGTAAAGAAGGTTGGCGTTAAAAAGACGACCAAGAAAACAAATGGCAAAGATAAGTGATATTGAATTTCAGGCTATTGTTCGCAACGAGATTGAGCAAGCTCTAGGCTATTACGACACTGAGTTTTCTCAAGACCGCATTGATGCGATGGATTACTACTTGGGTGAGCCTTTCGGTAACGAACAGGCTGACAGGTCACAAGTAGTAAGCACTGAAGTTTCAGATACGATTGAACACATCATGCCTAATCTGATGCGTATATTTGCGTCATCAGATGAGTATGTGAAGTTTATGCCCAAAGGCCCAGAGGATGTTGCTGCTGCCGAGCAAGCTAGTGACTACTGCAACTGGATTATTAATAATGATAATCGTGGCTTTGAAATCATGCACAACTGGTTCAAGGATGCGTTGCTGCAAAAGATGGGTGTGGTTAAATATTATTGGGATGAGACTGCTGAAATGCAGACCGAAGAATATAGCGGTTTGAATGAGCAGGAACTTACCATTATTGTTTCTGACCCTAATGTCGAGATTGTATCACAGGCAGAGCGTGAAGTTGGTGAGGAGATGGAGATGCCTGATGGCATGGTCATCCCAGCCCCCATTGCTTATGATATTAAGGTGCGCCGTACAAATGTGTTTGGTCGTGTTGTCGTTGAGAATGTCCCGCCAGAGGAGTTTTTGATTGGCAAACGTGCAAAGTCAATTGAAGACGCTGACTTTGTTGCTCACCGCACAACCATGACTGTTAGTGATTTGGTGGAGATGGGTTATGACAGAGATGAAGTTGAAGAATACGCAGGATTCACAGACATTGAAATCTCAGAAGAACGAACCAGCAGGTTTGAAGACCTTGAGACTAACTCTGACTTCGACAGCCTCGACCCGACCATGCGCGAAGTCTTGGTTGTTGAATCTTATATCCGTACTGATTATGACGGGGATGGCATTGCTGAGTTTCGGCGTGTTTTAACTATTGGTGAAGGTCATCATATTCTTGAGAATGAAGAATTTGACCACATTCCATTTTCTATATTATCACCAATCTTGATGCCACACAGAGCCATTGGTCGCTCTGTTGCCGAGCTTGTGATGGATGTGCAATTGATTAAGTCAACTTTGATGCGTCAGTTGCTTGATAACATCTACAACACAAACAATGCCCGTGTGATTGCTGTTGAGGGTCAAGTTAATCTTGATGACTTGTTGACCAACAGACCAGGCGGTATCGTCAGAACTCGTGCGCCAGGAATGGTGCAACCCTTGCAAGTTCCTGAAGTATCTCGCTCTGTGTTTCCTGCACTGGAATATATGGATAGAGTTAAGGAACAGCGCACAGGTGTAAGTCGTCAGTCTATGGGCTTGGATGCTGATGCATTGCAGTCAACAACGGCTACGGCTGTTGCTGCCATGACATCTGCTAGTCAGGGTAAGATTGAGATGATTGCTCGTGTCTTTGCTGAAACTGGTGTGCGTAGATTGTTCCAAGGCATCTTGCATCTTGTCACTAAGTACGACAACAAGCCTAAGATGATTAGATTGAACAATCAGTTTACGCCGATTGACCCACGCGAATGGTCACACACTTTTGATGTGCAGATTAATGTTGGCTTGGGTAATGGCACTAAAGATGAACAGTTGCGCTCTCTGTTTATTATCTTGCAGAAGCAGGAGCAGATTATGCAGATGATGGGGCCAAATAATCCTCTCGTTAATCCTCTTCAGTATCGCAATACATTGGCTAAGATTGCAGAGCTATCTGGCTTTAAAAATGTAAACGACTTCTTTGGCGACCCACGCCAAGCTCCACCGCAGCAACCGCAACAGCCACAGCAAGACCCGCAACTGGCACTTGAGTTGCAGAAGTTGCAAGCAGAGCTTGAGATGGATAGGCAGAAGATGCAGATGGAATTTGAACTGAAAAAACAGAAGATGATGGCTGACTTACAATTACGCCGTGAAGAGCTTGAGTTTGAAAAACAGCTTCGAACTGAGAAGGTTTTAGCTGGTTTAGAGACATCTACTAACCTACCGAGGGTCTAATGGTATTACCAACTACAGTATTACCACCTGCTGTAGATGAGCTTGACATTCAGGCTTTGGCAAATGTGCCTATGCCTGTTGTGCAAGCTGCACCGCCACGAATGTCTCTATACTCACGAACAAATCTGCCAGAGTTTATGCAGCAACGTGTTGAAGTTGCGCCTGGCTTGTTTGGCCCACAGCAAGGTTTGTTGGGTGCTGCACCAGTTGGTGCGCCAACAGACTATGATGCATTAGAGCAACAATTTGTTGAGAGCTTTGCGGCTCGTCCTGAATACTTTGGTAGGTCTTATACGCCTGGTGCTATGATGCCTGGTGGCCTTGAGTTTGCACCTATGTCAACAGATGAGCCATTTGACCTTGAGCAGGGCTTAAAGACTGCTGCTGCATTACAGGCTGCGTATAATTTAAGAGAGCCTGTTGGTGATTTGCTTAAAGGTTTTCAGGAAGGTGTTGTAGACCCGTTTGCTTCTGGTTTCGATGATACTGTTATTGAGCCAATAAAAGAAACACTTGAGCCTATTGCATCTGGTATTGATGATTATTTAGTTGAGCCAGTTAAAGAAACACTTGAGCCTATTGGAGATTTTATTGGAAACATAAATGTTCCTAGTGTTCAGGTTGCCAAAGACTTTGTTGGCCCAATCGCAAGTGGTGTTGATGATTTAATTATTGAGCCTATTAAAGAGGCTGTTGAAGGCTTCTTACCAGAAGGTGTTAAAACAAAATTGCCTGGTGGTACTGAAACTATAAGTAATGTTTTAGATACAGTTGGTGATGTAGAAAATCTTTTTACTAAACCTCACGTTAATAATTACTTTAAAGCAGTTGAGTCGGCGCAGGTTGCGGCTGGTGATGCTTTTATTCCTGGTGATGCTTTAAACGCAGGTGCTGATGCGGCTGCTGCTTTGGGTATTAAAAATTTTATTGAAAACCCAACTGTAGAAGACGCAATACCAGCACTAAATGATGCTGCATATTTAGCTCAAAATTACGCACCTGAGCTGTATAATAGTTTGCCTGGCGCAGAGCAGATTAGTGCTTTGGAAGGGCCGTTGGCTATTTTTAATGCGGCAGAGGCATTGAAGGGTGGTATTGATTCACCTGGTGAGCTTTCTTCTGTTATACAGGGTGTTGCTACTGTTGCGGGAAAAGGTTCTGCCCTTGCTGGTCTTGCTAATCCAATCGTTTCTGCAATGCTCTTAACGCAACAGCTACCAAGTTTACTTGAGGGTGGTGCAGCAGGTGAGATACCAAGGTCAAAATATACTTTAGGCTTTGAGGATGGCAGTTTTGGGGAAACAAGCTCCCGCACTTATGATAAAGCTCAAACTCCAACAGAAACAGCAAAGAGAGATTTTGGCAGTACCCAGTCGCGTAATGCCATTGATTTTGTAAACTGGCTGCAAAACTCTATGGGTTATGAGGTTGACCAAACTGCACTCAAGAAGTGGGAAGCAAGTGACCAAGATGAGATTGTTGACCAGTATGGTTACTTTGAGCAACGTCATAAACTAGAAGACCCAAGTGTTAATGCTGCTGACTTTGTAACCAATATGCTTCGGGCTGGTGTATTGCAACCAACCGCAGAAACACCGCCAATAAATATGCAGGAAGCATTAGGTGTTCTTAGCCCAGAAACTACCTACTACAGTGACCTTCGTGACATTCAGGTTGCAGGTAACGTAAATGTTCCATACTTGCTAAGTCAGATTAACCCATATCCAGAAGGATTTGACCAAGAAACTGGTTATATGCCAACACCAGAGCAACTTGAAACTAGAGAGCTTGCTAAAGCATATATTGAAAGAGAGCCTACACCACCGCAAACTGTAGGTGAGTTCATAGGTTCAATAACACCTCAAGAAGCTATGGCATTGCCAGCAGGTTTTGATTTTGGTCAGGTTATGCCAGCTATTCCAGGGTTAGGTAGCTATGCAAGACTGGAATCTCCTTATGACCCTGCATATCGACAGCAAGCAATATCAGTGCCAAGACAGATGCTTGACTTCCAAACATTGCAGAGAATGTTGCCTATTTAGAATGGGTGTAGACTAGAAAAATATAGTGTGGCATAAATATCACAGGAGAGAGTGATGGATGAAGGAAAATTAAGGGGAGAACAGGATAGGGGCGAAAAAGCAAAGGCTGTCTTGCGTAATCCTATCATGGTTGAGGCTTTTGAGGAGCTTGGAAGTCGTTATATAGAAACGTGGAAGGCGACTTCTATTGAACAAGAATCTCAAAGGGAGAAGATTTTTCAGATGTATCAAGCACTGCTTGCGGTGCAAGGGCATCTGGAAGAACTTGTCAGCACAGGTGAGCTGGCAAAAATTGAGTTAAACAGTAATTCTCTATGGAGGAGATAAGATATGAGTGAAAGCAGTATCCCTGATGGGGCTGAACCACTAACCAGAGGTCAAGCAGTTGACCATCTCTTGAGTACCCCCGCCCCTGAAGAGGCAAGCGATATACCTCAAGAGCCTGTAGCTGAAGCAGAAACGGAAGTTGAAGCGGAAGCAGCATTAGTAGAAGAAGTAGAATCTGATGACGCTGTAGAGCTATCTGAAGAAGAGACTGAAGAAACTGATGTCGAATACGAAGCTACTGAAGATGAAGATGAGCAACCTTTGGAGGCCTCTGAAGAATCTGATGACGTAGAAGAGTATTACACTGTTAAAATTGATGGTGAGGAAAAGAACGTCACAACAGACGAACTTATCAAGAACTATCAACTTGAACAGGCCGCGCAAAAACGTATGCAGGAAGCTGCAAGTGAGCGAAAGCAAGCTGAAGCTGAACGCCAAGTTATAGCGCAACAGCGTGAGCAGTACGAACAGGCTTTGAATGTCTTGTCTCAGCAGCTTACAGTGCAAGAGCCAACTCAAGAATATTGGGAAAAGCTCTATGCGGAAGATCCGTTGGAGTATGTAAAGCAACGTGATGGTGTTCGTGACCGCAAGGAGAACTTGCAAAAAGTTCAACAAGAGCAGTTACGAGTCCAGCAAGAGAAGCAGCAAGAAATGATGCAAGCGCATCAGCAGCATCTCGCGCAGGAACAGCAGCGTTTACTAGAGCGTATTCCAGAGTGGCGTGACGAAG